AGACCTTGCATTTAAGATGGGTAAGGTTGAGGGGCTAAGAGATTATGAAGTAAAGGAATACATTAGGTACATCGCAGATCGTCGTCTTATCTCTATGGGTTTAAAAGGTATTTACAAAGTAAAAACTAATCCTCTCCCTTGGGTAGAGACTATGATCAATGCACCTACACATACTAACTTCTTTGAGAATAGAGCTACTGATTACGCTAAGGGTGCTTTACAAGGTAATTGGTCAGATGTTTGGAAAAAAAGTGCATAAAATAATAGGGAGAGTCTTATGGCAAGAGATTATAAAAGAGAAAATAGGGTAACTAAAAGTAAACCTAAGAATATAGCTAAACGTGTTGCAAGAAACAAAGCGCGTAGAAAAGCTATACGAGAAGGTCGTGTGCGTGTGGGAGATGGTAAAGAACTTGATCACATTAAGCCTATTAGTAAGGGAGGTTCTAATAAGAAATCAAATATTAGAATTACCACCAAGAGCCAGAATAGTTCCTTTGATCGTAACCCTGATAAGTCAGTAAAGAAAAATAGACTTAACAAAAAGAAGAAGAAGAAAACAAGAAAGAAGAATGCTTAATTTACTTCCATATAGAATTTATGAACATCAACTTCCAGAAGAATTATGTAAAGGTATAGTTGGTATAGCTGAGACAGACTTTTCAAAAGCAGATGTTTATAAAGAAGGTAAAAATGTAAAAGATTCTTCATATCGTTCTAATAAAATTAAATGGTTTAATAATTCAGAAATTATTGAAATACTTAGTTTATACGCTGAGAGAGCTAATGTAGAAGCTGGTTGGTTTTTTGACATAGACAGTCACGAGATACCTCAAGTATCTTCTTATGAACCTGAAGAGTTCTATGATTGGCATGTAGACATGGGAGTAGAGAAACCTACAGACGAGTCTTTTAGAAAGATCACTGTAGCTGTTAATTTAAATAAAGATTATGAGGGTGGTGAGTTTCAGATTGAGAAATGGTGTGCACCTCCTGTTCGTAAAAGACACAGAACAATTCTTAAAGCTAAAGGAGTAGGGACAGTTCTTGTCTTCCCTTCTTTCCTACATCACAGAGTAAAACCTGTGATTAAGGGTAATAGATACTCTTTAGTCTGTTGGTTTAGAGGACCGCAGTTTAGATAAAAAAGTTGTTGACTTCTATAAGAAGAGTATTTATAATATAGGAAATAATAATAATAAGAGTATTTCCTTTAAATGCCTATCAATAAAATACCAACAATTTATATTGGTTATGATCCTCGTGAGTATGACTATGTAAAAGTTCTTGATAAATCTATTAGGTTAAATACTACTCATACCTATAACATTGTTCCTATCGTACAAAAAGAAGTAAGACGGGCTGGCTTATATTGGCGTAGTCCTGAAATAGACCTACATGGTAATCGTGTAGATGTGTTTGATGGTAAGCCTTTCTCCACAGAATTTAGTTTCACTAGGTTCTTAGTTCCTTTTTTAAATCAGATGTCAGGTCTAGCACTCTTTATGGATGCTGATATGTTTGTACGTTCTGATATCACAGAAATCTTTGATGTCTACGGAACAGACAAAGATAAAGCTATTAGCTGCGTACAACATAATCATGCTCCTACAGAAACAACTAAGATGGATGGTCAGGTCCAAACTATTTATCATAGAAAAAATTGGTCTTCTTTTGTCCTGTGGAACTGTGATCATCCTTGGGTTAAAGAACTTACTATATCTGACGTAAATACAAAGTCGGGAAGTTGGCTACATGCTTTTGAATGGATGGACATTTATCCTATAGGTAATATTCCCTTAGAGTGGAATTGGCTTGATGGAGATTCAGACGAAGAGATCACTCCTAAAAATGTACACTTTACAACTGGCGGTCCTGTCTATCCTGATTGGAAACCTAAAAGAGATATAGATGCTGAGTATGCTAAAGAGTGGACAAATTTTTATCGTTATATGATAAGTAATTAAAGTAAAGAAAGGAAACTAAATTTAATGGTTGTTAATTTTGTAACTTCGTTTAGTGCTGATGGCTATGGTCGATATGCAGAGAAGATGCTTCTATCTGTTAAAGAACATTGGCATCCAGACCTAAAGCTAGTAGCTTACTATCACGATTGCGAAGAAGAACTTGTGTCTTCCTTTCCAAAAGCAAGTAACATTGAGTATCGTAATCTTAATGAAGTAGAAGACATGCTTTCATACCGTGAACGTATGAAGGCATATGATGGTACAGCTAATGGTCAGGTAGCTTATAACTGGCGTATGGATGCTATCAAGTGGTGTCACAAGGTCTACGCTCTAACTGAATATGCTCTAGAACTAGCTGACAAGACCGCACAGGCTGGTTGGATGTGTTGGATAGATGCAGATACAGTAACGACCAAGCCTCTCACTCTAGAGAAGGTATCAGCACTTCTCCCAGAAAAGGCAGAGCTAGTCCATCTGGGTCGTAAAGATGTAGACTATAGTGAGACTTCCTTCATTGGTTTTAATCTTAATATGGAATCTCCTATTTATATGATTGCTGATCTCCGTGGTTGTTATGATTGTGGAGAAGTTGTATCATACCGTGAATGGCATGATGGATTTATCTTTGAACGTCTGTTAAAGATTTATACTGCTCATGGAATGCGTGTAGAAAATTTAACCCCTAATGTAGCAGGGCTAGAGGCATTTAAAAACTCGCCTCTATCTCAGTACATGACACACTATAAAGGTGCTTTAAAGAATAATTTATCAGAAAATAATGTAGCTCCAGATGTAAAACTTCCACGTTATCGTCAGCTTGCTGATCTTATTCGTACATATGGTAGTGAGACTTTTGTAGAAGTTGGTACATGGAATGGAGGACGTGCTATTGAAATGTCCTTAGCATCCTTTGAGAGTAAAGACAAAGTACATTATATAGGTTTTGATTTATTTGAAGAAGCTACAGAAGAACTAGACAAATATGAGCTAAATAGCAAACCACATAACACAATTGTAGCCGTTAATAATAGGCTACAACAGTTTGCTGATAAAATGAAGGAGCAAGGAAAAGAGTTTAGTTTTGAGCTTCATAAAGGTGATAGTAAAGAAACACTGGTTAATGCTAAGGAAAGTATAGCTAAAGCAAACTTTGCATTTATAGATGGTGGTCATTCAGAAGAAACAGTAATTAGTGATTACGAAAATCTAAAGCACTGTGATGTTATAGTCTTTGATGATTATTTTACTAAAGACCAAGAAGGAAATATTCTTGGAGAAGAATATCTAGGGACTAATCGTCTTGTTGATGGTTTTGCAGACACACTAACTGAAGGTCGTTGTATTGTTCTTCCTTCACAAGATAAAGTAAAAGATGGTGGTATTACTCATCTTGCTCTACTATTAGGTAAGGATGATCTACCACAACCACCTGCTAACTTACTTAAAGTTCCTATTATTATCAAACCTAAAGACTCTATGCCTAAAGAATACATTATGGAAAGCATTAATGATAATGTAGAGTTAATTAAAAAATGGGGTTTTGTTCAAACGTGTCAACCTAATGGAGAACATGCTATCATTGTCTCCGCTGGACCATCTACTAACTACATCGAACTAAAACATATCATTGAGAAGACTAATGGTACTGTCTTCTGTGTTAAGCATAGCTATCCTAAACTATTACAAAATAACATTGATCCTTATGCTTGTGTCATTCTTGATCCTCGTTCTATTGACGGCGTATCTACACATGGTATTGTACGTAAAGATTTATTTAATGTTATTAATAACAAAACAAAGTTTCTTGTTGCATCTATGACAGATGTAAGTGTTACTAAGTATCTTATGGATAAGACAGACGAAATCTATGGCTGGCACGCATACTCTGAAGCAGTTGCAGCAGCAGCTAAGGGTGAAAGCTTTGCTATTGATAAAGATATTAACATCCAAAAAGATACAACCTTTGTAACTGGCGGAACATGTTCTGCTATGAGAGCTATTGGAATGACCCATATTCTAGGTTTCCGTAACTTTCATCTCTTTGGCTTTGATTGTAATATACCAAATGTTACAGATGAAATGAGAAAAGAAACCACTGAAGATGGTAAACCTAAATATCTAAATGTTGAAACAAATGGAAAAGAGTTCTGGACAACAGGAGAATTACTTGCTATGGCTCAAGACTGTGAAAAGCTATTTAGTAATCAAGATATTGAAATGAACTTAAATATTTATGGTACAGATACTCTTGTATCAGAAGTATTTAAAGACACATATCATGCAGATAAAAAATATTACAAGGAGTTAATTGATCAATGCTAGGTATCGCAGAATCAGTTATTGGTGTTACAGGTAAAATACTAGACAAGTTTGTAGAAGATAAAGACCTAAAGACTAAGCTAGAGGCTGAACTTAATCAACAGCTAGTCTCTCTTGATCTTGCTCAAGCACAGGCTAATATTGAACAGGCAAAACATCCCTCTATCTTTGTAAGTGGAGCAAGACCAGCTATCATGTGGGTCTGTTGCTTTGCTCTATTGTGGCAGTTCATTATTGCTCCTATTACAAGTTGGGGTTTAGCTATTTGGTATCCAGTTATTGTTTTACCTGTACTAGATACACAATCTCTTATGACACTTCTACTTTCTCTTTTAGGACTTGGTGGTATGCGTACTGCTGAGAAGTGGAAGGGCGTAGCTAGAAATAGTATGAAATAAATATGCCTCTTAACGAAAAACAAGAGAAGTTTGCACAGGCTTACGTACTATATAGAAATGCTACTGAAGCAGCTAAGGCTGCAGGGTATGCTGGCAGGTCTGCTTATAATCAAGGTAGTAGGCTTTTAAAAAGTGATGAAGTAAAAGAAAGGATTGAAGACCTTGAAAAAGAAATGGAAACATCCATTGACTATGTTGCTGAGATTGAAAAACAATATACTTATGCTACCAACAACAATCATACTAATTCTGCGCTTAAAGCACTTGAGCTTCTTAGTAGGTTACGTACTCCTACGGACGAAGATGCGCCTACTACTATTGAGGAAGTGGAAGAAGATATCGTTAAGAGTCTCGAATTATTGGGCGAAGAAAGAACCATTAAACTTTTCACAAAGTGTTCTTGGTTCAATGAACAAGAAGAAGAGATGGAAGAATTATTGGAAGAAGCTGATGAATTAGAAGAAGAACTAGAATCTTTAAATGAAGAAGGGTCTACAGACGATGAATCTGAAGACCCTTCCTTATGCTAAGTCTTTCCCCTTCTACTCAGCTTTTCTTTCACTAGCTACAGGCGGATGTTTTCCGTTGTGCATAGAATATAATCTATCACAATCTTTTTGCAATCTCTCTACATGTGTTAATAGTTCAGCTAACTTCATATGATCACGTCTAAGATTTTCTGGACTAGACATATTAGCTAGTATATTTATTCTTTGTTCTTGTGTTTCGGTTGAAGTAACTAATTTATCACCAAGAGAATCCATTTTTCTTAGACGATGTTCCATGTCAGTAAGTTTTTCTTCTATCTGCTTAATCTGCATCTTAGCTACAGCACTAGCACCAGCTACACTAAAAAGTATACCACCAATAGTAAGCACCATCCTTACATCAATAGCTCCTTCCATTGATATGTCTCCTTTTTATTTATAACTCCAAATAGTAGGTCTAGGTGAAGTATCTGAGTTTACTATATTATCTATATGAATAAATCTTTTGTTATGTGGACCACGTTGTGCTACACCAATCCCTGTAAAGCCGTGTAGCATAGCCATCCTAATTAAATCATAAGCTAGATTACCTGATACAGCTACATCTACAGCCTGACCTAAAATGTGTGCTGAATTAGGTGATCCACCAATAACTGTATTATATGCAACATCTCTATACCCAGAGGTAATCGTCATAGGTCTTCCATAGTCTTCACGAAGACGGTGTAGTTGTGCCATGAACTCTTCGTTCATAAAACACTCACCTGTACCTTTACAGCTTAATTCTTCTTTAGTAAAGTATTTCCAATTATCTGACATTTATTCCTCTATTTTTATATCTGGAAGTTCTTTAGATAAATCTCTTCCTAAATAAAATAGTTCTATCTCTCTAAAATAATCTCTTAGTTCGACAAGATCATTTGAATATGCTTTACCTGTTTTAAGAATAAGATCATTATTAATATCAGCCCAAAATTTATTATTAGTTGAGAGAACAATAGGAACAGACTTATTATTAAGGAATGATCTAAAGTCTTTAGTTGAAGGAGCTACACCTCTTAAACTTTTAGATTTAAGAATTTTATATAATTCTTGTCTTGGAATTATATCTTCCATATTAGAAAGAAGTTTTGATAATCCTTTTTGTCCCTCAAATTGAGAGTCTAGTTGATCAGCATATTCTCTAAGAATTGATTTTGTATCAAATTGACCAGAAGGATCAATAAGAGCGTTGGTTAAATCTTTACTAAACTCATTCCAATTAGCTTGATTATTTCTTTTTAAATTATTTAAAGCAAAACCAATAGCTTTACGAGGATCAATAGACTCTTCTTTTAAACCGGGGTATACTAAAGCATTCTTTGCAAGGACATCTGCAAAGTCTTCATCTACACCAATTTCACTTGCAATTAACTTAGTAAGTCCCGTACCTTGCATTCCCCTTTCAACAACTTCTCCAAACCTACGTGGTTCAAAGAATGTTTCTGCATCATAACCTGCTGAACCAAATTTTTCAAAAGCACCTGCATCTATTGCCATATCTCTAACAATTTTTACATAACCCGGTTCTAATGCTTTTACTACTCCTCCTAATTGAGATACATCTCCTCCAGAAGTAACAAAGTTTTTTATACTTTCAGCAGCATCAAAAACTAAAGTTTTACTAATGTAAGGTTCTAATAATCTAGTTCCTGATTCTAATAACTGACTATCTAAATCCTTAGAGACATCTTCTCCACGAGAAGCTTTTAAAATCATAGGAGTTATTGCTCCTAGAAAATTAGAATCAGGATGTATATAACTTAAATCAATGAACTTAGGCATACCACTAGCAGTTTTACCTGTAATTAAAAGAGCATTGTCTTTCTTATATTCTGGTAAAAATGCTTTTCTAATTGAATCTAATTTTTCACCTAATCCCGAATATTCATTAGCGGCATAAGCAGCAGCATACATTGAACCTTGAGCAGCATACCAATTGGCTAGTCTAGCTGCCCCTTGTTTTTGTAAAGTTTTATTACCTAATTCAAAACCCTCACGTAACTCGTCTGTTCCTAATTTTAAAATATTGTAAGTATTACGAAGACGCTCTGCAGGGTAAGCAACGAAAGAACCTACAACAGGAACAGTTCTTAATCTCTCAAAGATAGGAGAGATACGTCCGTATAAAGGAGTTATATTAGCTGTATTTTTTGCAGCTACCTCTTTAATGTAGTCAGCCTTAGTAACTACTGAAGGATCAAT